TGCAAAAATTGCTTGTTTTACAAAAAACAAATATTTATATTTGTAAAAAATTCTGCTGATGAGGGAAAAATTGCTCGATTTGATGAAAAATGAAGGATTGAAGCCAAGCCAGCTCGCCGAGCTGCTGGGAATCAATCCCGCCGGAATCTCCCATATTCTCGCCGGACGCAACAAACCGGGCTTCGATCTGCTGCAAAAGATTCTCCGGAGGTTTCCCCGGATCAACCCGGATTGGCTGCTGCTCGACTCGGATAAGATGTACCGCGACGAGCCGCCGGCCCAATCGTCAGCTCCGCAGCCGATGAGCCAGCCCGCGTCGCCCGGCGGCGACCTTTTCGGCCTTGTCTCCTCCGGTCGGCATCCGCTTGAAGAAAAACGGCAGCCGGAAACGGCGGAAAACGAAACCGACGATCCGGCACCGCAACGACAGCTCCCGGCAGCATTGTTTACCGCTAACGTCAAACGGATCGTCGTGCTATATGACGATCAGACCTTCGAAAGTTTTACGCCGACGACAAAGCGTTAAAAAAATTCATACGGGCTGCGGGACGGAATACTCGATTCTCAGAGCGTAAAAAAACCGGCTTCCGGTATATTCCAAGGTAACGGAACCGGACAAGAAATTGCGGCGAAATCGCAGACAATCCAATCCCGACCACCCACCGACAACAAATTAACAAGGCAGGTTTAAAAACCTGCCTTACTTGCACATGGCGCAAATTTGGCCGCCTTAACTTGCAACCGGCGCAAACATCAACTTGCCGCCTTATTTATTCAACGGATTTTCTTCGGCCGCTTCGACGCCGCAATCGCAAAAATGGAATTCCGAACGCGCCTTGTCCGGGGGAAACAGGAAATAAACGCATACGGCCTCCGTGCACAACACTTCGTGCCGGTCATAGATGCGGACTTCGATCTCAACGATGTTGCGACGCTGCCGACGCACGGAAGCCCGCAAAACGATATGGTCATCAGTCGTGTGAATCGGCTTGTGATAGCGGACCTCCATCTTCGAAGTAACGCCGCTCGTCTGAAACTTCCGGAATACGACCCAGCTGCTGATCTCGTCGGCCAGCGTTGCCTGAATGCCTCCGTGCAGCGTATTCACCCAACCTTGGTATTCGGGACGAGGATGCCAGACGCTCACGATTTCATCGCCGTTTTCGTAAAATTCCATCCGCAGTCCCTGCGGACTGTTCGGATCGCAGCCGTAGCAATGGTAACCGTCCATGCCGCGCCAAGGATTCGTTATCTTCTTCATAATATGCTATTCGATCGTTGCGGTGCGGACCGAATCTGTTCCGTGATCTGAGAATCGGTTCCGAAATCGGCCCGGTATAACAAAGATAGCCATTTTCCCGCGAATCTCACCGTCTTCGGCAATGCAAATCCGGTTCATTTCATCCGGAATATTATTCAATCCCGACAACAAAGTCACAGGGAGGAATCAACCTCCTTGGCGCAATGTTTGGTGTAATATTACCATTATGTTAAATTCTCGGAGAGCATAGCCGCTTGATACGTTGTGCGTGAGCACTTTGAAGTGGAATTTATAATGATATTATGTTAGACAACGATCTTATTTTGATGGTTTGTTATTCAAAGCTTGTTGCTATTGATGAATATCTTCTTAAACGTGGTAATGAGCAAGTTTGTACTATTCTTGATGGTATTATTGATGGTCTTCAAACTGTATTGCGTAATTTAGAACAAAAATAAATCATGGAAACTCCCGAAGTTGTAATTGCTCTTCCCAATGGCACTGAAATTCAGTGTACTGCTAAATCTGCTAAGTACCTTATTATTGGTCTTGGTTTGGAATCGGTTTTGAAAGATGGAAAAATTAAAGAATCTGCTGAAAAGTAAGAAGTTTTGGACGCTTGTAAGTGCGATTGTTGCCGCTCTTTCGGCGTTTTTTCTTACGTCTTGCTCTACTTCTCACTATGTTGCTCAAAGTGTTTCCAGCTTTGTGAAAGGTGATACTACTACTACTATTATTAAATATGAGCAAGTTGGCTCTATAAAGAAAAAGTAATTTATTATGGAAATTCAGAAGGAGTATATTCTTGTTGTGAATGGTCGTCCTTATTTTTCGGTTGTGGATGTTAAGCATCTTTCTGCTGTGATTGACGACGCTAAGGCACGTTTCGGTGCTGATTCGAAAATTGATGTTTTCTTGCAGACTACCGAGCCGTATGCGCCCGGAAAGAATAACGGTAACTAAGGATATTTTCGAGCGTCTTATGGCTTCGAATTCGTGGCGAGGTCTAGAAGCGTTAATAACTTGGTCCAATTCCGTGACTTGGAGAACCAAAGCGGGCAAAATGCCCGTTTTGGTTATTCAGTACGATCATTATGACGATTTTATTCGCTGGAAAGACTGGGTTTCTCACGTTTCCTTTCCTTATGCCTATACTCGTGCTATTGATGATGTTGTTATTGTAGAGGTCCCCGTTGAGCCTTTTTTTCGGTTTACAACTCTTCCACGGAAGTGGCATGTGAACAACCTAAGGTGATCGTCAACCGTCGTTATGCGAACATGACAAACACCGAGATTGTTAATTATGCTAGGGTTTATTACGGTTGTTTTTGGCCTCCGGATTATATTTTAGAGGTTCCTTGTGGTTATTGCCATTCTTGTCAGAAGTCATATAATAATCAATATCGTATACGTCTTTTGTACGAGCTTCGTAAATATCCGCCCGGCACTTGTCTGTTTGTTACTTTAACCTTCGATGACGATAACTTGGAGAAGTTTTCGAGAGACACGAATAAGGCTGTCAGATTGTTTTTAGATCGTCTTCGCAAGGATTATGGTAAACAAATCCGACATTGGTTTGTTTGTGAGTTTGGCACTCTTCGCGGTCGCCCCCATTATCACGGTATTCTTTTTAATGTTCCTCAAGCTTTGATAGATGGCTATGATTCGGATGTGCCCGGTCATCACCCCTTGTTGGCTTCTCGTTGGAAGTATGGCTTTGTTTTTGTTGGGTATGTTTCTGACGAAACATGTTCGTATATTACCAAATATGTCACGAAGTCCATTAATGGTGATAAGGTACGCCCTCGTGTTATCTCTTCTTTTGGTATTGGTTCTAATTATCTTAATACCGAGGAGTCCTCTCTACATAAATTGTGTAATCAGCGTTACCAGCCTTTTATGGTTTTAAATGGTTTCCAGCAGGCTATGCCGAGGTATTATTATAATAAAATATTTTCTGATGTTGATAAGCAAAATATGGTTGTTGATCGTCTTATTGATCCTCCTGTTGAGTTTAGTTGGCAAGGTCAGAAGTTTAGTAGTAAATTGGAACGTGATGAAATGCGTCGTTCTACTTTGAATCAAAATATCGCTTCCGGTCTTACTCCTGTGCTCCCCCTACTCCACACTGAACGTGTTTCTTCTTTTGATAGATTTAAGGAAATCATGAATAAAAGCAAAGAATTTAAATAATGTCACAGTATCGCATTCCCTCTGATTATCAGAATCAGACTCCGCGCGCCATACATCGGCGTGCTTCCTCTGCTTATGGTACTATTCATCCTGGTTTGGCTATTCCGGTTCATCATCGCCATCTGAATGTTGGTGATCGTATTCGTGGTCGGATCGATGAACTCTTACAGTCTCAGCCTATGTTGGGTCCTCTTATGAATGGCTTCAAGCTTGTTACTATTGCTACTTTTACACCGGATTCTGCTATTTATGGCTGGATGTCTAACGGTCGTCGTTTTACTCCCGATGAGTATACAAAATTTGGTAAGGCTTATTTTTCCCTTGCTGGCAGTAATCTTACCAAATACAAGGACCCTGCGTTTAAGGTTTCTCATCCTGTTCGTCGTCTTACTTTTGGTTTGGATTTGAATTCAGACCAAAAGAAAATCTATGAATCCTGGGTATCTGATGAATTGAATGCTACCGGTGCTTCTGGTCAGCCTACCCACATTGGTCGTGGTGGCCTTTGGGATTGGCTTGGTATTGCTGCTGGTGCTGTTTGTCCTAACTTAGGCAAAAAGAATTCGTCGGTGTCTCCCGGTGTTCGTGGTCAAGTTTATCCGCCCTCTTTTCGGTTCAACGCCGCCCCGTTCTTTGCTTATTTCCTTTCGCATTATTATTATATTGCCAACATGCAAGAGGACTACATATATTTTACCCGCGGTGTTGGTGAAATGATGAAAGTTCGTCCTGACGGTCAGCAGGAATCATTGTATCGTCCGTTCTTTTCCGATGTTTTTTCTTCTCTTAATCCTAATGATTTTTTGAATGTGTTGGACGATATACGTTCTATTACTCGTACGGGTATTGGTATTGATTTATTTGAACAAGCTTCGGGTACCGATCCGGGTAATAACCCGGTTCGTGCTATGGCTTGTGCTGGTATTCAAGGTTACGGCGGTCTTTTATCTGTCCCCTACTCTCCCGACTTGTTTGGTAATATTATCAAACAAGGTTCCTCTCCTGCTGTTGAGATTGAGGTTATGAATGCTCTTGATTCAAATACCCAAACGGGTTTTTCTGTTGCTGTTCCGGAGCTTCGCTTGAAGACGAAGATTCAGAATTGGATGGATCGTCTTTTTATTTCTGGCGGTCGTGTTGGTGATGTTTTCCGTACTCTTTGGGGTACAAAGTCTTCGACACTCTATGTTAATAAACCGGATTTCCTTGGTGTTTGGCAGGCCTCTATAAATCCGTCGAACGTTCGTGCTATGGCTAATGGTTCGGCTTCCGGTGAGGATGCGAATTTGGGCCAGCTTGCGGCCTGTGTTGATAGGTATTGTGATTTTTCGGGACATTCCGGTATTGATTATTATGCTAAGGAACCCGGTACTTTTATGCTTATTACTATGCTTGTTCCGGAGCCTGCGTACTCTCAAGGTTTGCATCCGGATTTGGCATCCATTTCTTTCGGTGATGATTTCAACCCCGAATTGAATGGTATTGGTTTCCAGCTGGTACCGCGTCATCGTTTTTCAATGATGCCCCGTGGTTTTGACTTTACCGGTCTTGATCAGGAGACTAGCCCATGGTTTGGTAATGCTGGTACCGGCGTACTTATTGATCCTAATACGGTTGCTGTTGGTGAGGAGGTTGCGTGGTCGTGGCTTCGTACTGATTATTCCCGTTTGCATGGTGATTTTGCGCAGAATGGCAACTATCAGTATTGGGTTTTGACTCGTCGTTTTACTAATTACTTTCCGGATGATGGTACCGGTTTTTATCAAGATGGAGAATATACCGGAACTTATATTAATCCTCTTGATTGGCAGTATGTTTTTGTTGATCAGACATTAATGGCTGGTAATTTTGCGTATTATGGTACTTTTGATCTTACTGTTACTTCTTCTCTCTCTGCGAATTATATGCCGTATCTTGGTCGTTAGCTAAAGCTTAATTGTTATGTATAAGAAAAAGAAAATAACCTACCCTCCTTGTTTTTCGGAGGATTCATCTTTATCTTGTGAATACAATCCTTTTGTAGACAAGGTTGCTGTCGCTCGTCCTATGTCTTATTACCTTAATGGTGGTGTTGATTTGGATGGTGTTTCTACTCGCAAACCCTTGCCGGATGCCTTTGATGATGCAGAATCTGTTGCGTCCGGTGATGTCGATGTATTTACCGATCCTACAGTCGGTAGACTTGATTTGATGGATATGGCGTCTACTATGGCTTCTGAATCTCAAGCTCGCGCCTTGAAAGATGGAGCTAAAGAACCAAATTCCGACTAATTGAACAATTTCTATGGGTAGAGGCCGCAATATACTTGATATATATTGCGGAGTGCGGAAAGCACGTCCCCTACCCTACTTTATAGAGAAAAATTGAACAATTATGAGTATTTTAGCTGGATTAGGTGCCGCTGCTGCTTCCTTTGCAATGAAAGAAGGTCATAATGCAATTGCTCAGTCTCGTAATGAGAAAAATATGGCTCTGGAGCATGATTATTGGAAGCGGCGTGTTAATCAACTTGAGGAGATGAACAAGCCTTCTCGCCAGGTTGCCAAATGGCGTTCTGCTGGTATAGCTCCTCAGGCTGTCTTTGGGAACTCTCCCGGTGGTGCTGGTATTGCTACTGATGCCTCTGCTCCGAATTCTCAAACCCCTATGGGTTCTAGTGATTTTAATTTTGTCACTACAATTGCCGAGCGTCAGCGCATGAAGAATGAAAAGGCGATTGCTGATGCTACTGTTGATAAGCTGAACGCTGAAGCTGGGAAACTTCGAGGTGATACGAAAGATCCAAAAGTCACTAAGGAATCGCAACAGCTTGAATTTGATTGGAATCTTGTTAAGAAACAGCGTGAGCAGGTTCAGCTTGCTGTTGATGAAATTGATAAAGAATTCCGGCGTGCTGTTAATGAAACTGATTTACAAATTAAGCGTGGTCTTTATTCTGAAACCCTGTCAAAGATCGATAAATTAATTACCGATAAAGAAGTTTCAGAGGAAATGAAGCAGAATCTACAGAAACAGCGTGATTTGATTGATGCTCAAATTGATTCTACAAAGGCGCAGACTGGCCTCAGTAAGGCGCAGACTGGCCTCAGTAAGGCGCAGACTGGTCTCAGTGAAGCTCAGGCTAAAACAGAGGACGCTCTTCGTGATGGCCGTGTTAAGCTTACCGGTGCTCAAACTAGTGAACTTCTCTCTATGGCTGGCCTTAGTGATGTTAGGAGAGATCGTGAAAAGTATGAGACGTTCCTTCGGTTGCTCGATATTGACGATGCTTCTAATGGTGCTGAATTTGCCCAGCGTATTATCCGTCAGCTATTAGGTCACATGAATGCTGATCTTTCGGATTATAAGCGAAAGATGATTTCTGATTATCTCGAAAAAATTTGGTCGAATCAGAAACCGTAAGTATATTTGGGTATGGAAACCTTTCTATACATACTGTTTTTATTGCTTGCGCTGGTTGGCGCTATTGTTGTTCCTATCCTTCTCGCCTTGCTTTATACTCGGACCTTTGTTGTCCTGTATCGTCGCTTTTTTGGTGAGGATCTTTTTAAGTAGTGCAAGACCCGACGTAGTTCGGGTCTTTTTTTTTCTTTGTTTTACTTCGTGTAGATCCATCATCGCTTGTGCTACATAGTACTATGTAATACAAACAACCGTATGTAAATTATTGATATTTAATGCGTCATCATTATTTGTAGTCGCGTTATGGTCTGGATGTTCGGCCGCCTTTGCTTTGGGCTCACTTCATAGCCCGAAGCATTGGCGCGCCGGACTACTTCGTTTAATTAACTTCCTTATAACGCAGTATCTTGATGACCCAAGATACGGAGTGTTTCCGATGTGTAACGTGCGTACGTGTGCTTCACGCGTGCGCGCGAAATTCATATTCGGATATAATTGTAAAAATAAACATTTTTTTTTGGACTTGTGATTATTATTTTGTATATTTACATCGTAGTTTTCTACTGCTCGTTCTTTGACGTCTTGCCGCCTTTTATTTATTAATTCTCTTTCTGTGGCGAGATGCTCCCCTACCCTGCCGTTTGACTTGTCGGTAATGAATATATTCACATTATGTTAAATTATTGCAAATAGAAGGTCTATTTTATTCATAATCGAATCTTTATACACTATTACATCCC